ATGTCGAAGGCCGAGAAAAACTCCATGAGACCGAGACGGGGGAACTGGCCAAGGATACGAACGCGAGTGTAGTCAGAGTCGAGACCGTAGACGGAGATGAGGTGTTCAATGCGTTTCTTGTTGGTGATTGGGACTTCGCGGGAATCGATTTGTGTTGTGTGCCAGAAGGATGAGTGTTTGCCACCGTCGAAGCATTCACGGAACCGGCCAAAGTTGCGGGTTGGGTTGCCGAAGACTAGCCAAATGAGCTGGGTGGCGAGGTCCGAGAACGCACCTTCGGCTGTTTCCCAGATGATGTCTTCGATCTCGGAAGCTTCATCGAAGACAAGTAGCATCCGCTTGCCTTTGTTGTGGAGGCCGGCGAAGGCTTGGGGGTTGGTCTTGGACCATGGAATCATGTCGATTCGCCAGGTCCGTTCGCGGGTTTTGTCTTTGGACAGGAGCGCGGTCGCGGTGAGGGTGAAGTATTCTCGAGCGAACCAGCAGAGGTTGAACCACTTGCCGAGCTCAGCCCAGGTTTTGGTTTTGAGTTGTGGTTCGGTGTTGGCAGTGACGACGCCACGAGTGTCGGGGAAAGTCATGAACGCCCAGAGGATGAGTTGGGCCACGGTGGTGGACTTCGCGATGCCGTGGCCAGATGCCACCGCTTCCATGATGGCCTCGTCGATGGTTGTCAGGCCAGATTTGATTCGGCCCATCAAGGCAATCGCCCAAGGCATCGGGCCGGTATACCCCTCCAACTGCGTCCCTTTCTGTCCCCAAGGAAACGCACCCATCACAAACGCCAACGGATCATCCCGGACCTCAATCAGCCACTGAGCAAGGCGATCGTCCATCAGGGTTGGGCCTTCCGCTTCACAATGCCTTCACAATGCCTCGGGCCAGCCGAAATACTAAAAGGAGAGAAGGACGCAGCAGAGTGAATGTGGCCCGACCTCACTACTCTGCACATCAACTTCCCTCCTCTTAGATACGCCGACGAAGACCCGCTTTCGCAGCGTATGGTTGGGTTGGAGGAGCCTCGGGGACAAGACCTTTCCCCTCCAACCCTGACGCGGTGTGATGCCCCACTGCGTCAATCACGGTAGCTTTGCCCATGCGAGACATCTGGGCTTCGAGGATCTTGGCGAAGTCGAAGACTTCATTGGTCTGGCGAGATTGCTTGCCATAGCCAAGACGGTCTGCGCCGTCTGAGCTGATCGCCAAGAGAGCGTTGATTGGAAGCAGCTCTTCCTTATCATCCGCTTGATCTAGATGCTCACCAAGCTGTCGCTCAGCCTTCAACATATTCTCAAGCTTGAGACTGCGATATTCATCAATCTCCTGCTCATGTTGAGCATCTGCCTCAGGTTGGTACTGTGCGATCAGCTCTCCAAACGCAGGATCGTTGTGATATGTCATCAGCCGCGTGTAGCTCAATCCAGTGATCTCACTGATCTGCACTCGACTCAATCCACCAGCAAACAACTTCGCCAATCGATGATGCGTGTTCCGAAACTGCTTCACCCTTCCCTGCGGAGCCCTTGGCGCTTGCAAACACGCCAAATCATCCCGCGTGAGTGGCCTCACTGAGATTACCTTCGGCACCCTCGCCAGCTTTCCCCTATGCAGGGTCGGTTTCACAGAACTAACTCCGGTTGGATTTCTACTTACCAGTAAGTATGACAGAAAAACCAATCTTTGTCAATCCAATTCTCCCTCCGCCAATTCAAGTTGCCCCTACCCTCTCCTAGTCTCGTCTATGAAAATAATTTATATGACGACCTAAAAATTTAATAGTTTGCTCCGGGGCTCAAAAATTATATAGTTTGCTCCTGAGACCTCTGGGCCCGGCGCGAGCGACGAATTTTGGCCCCCCACCCGACTTGGGCAGAGGGCCAGTTAGCTGAGTAGGTTAGGTGTTGTGCAGTGCGATATCAAGCCTTGGTGGTGAGAAGATGTGAGTTGGCAGTGATGAATGCCTCGATTTGAGGCTTGCAGTTAAGCAAGCGCTCCCACTGCGAGCGGTAGAGAGTGATCGGGAAGCGGCCAAGGCCATAGATGGACAAGCCGCCCTTCTCGCCAACTTTCATCGTGATGGCTTTGGGCCGATTGGCAAGAGCGAGCTGTGCTTCCAGCTCCGCAATGCGGGCGGATTGTTGTTGTGCGAGCTGAGTTAAATTAGGTAACACGGTCATGGCTTGATCCTTCGGGCCGGTTGCGTGATTGCAACGGGTGCAGAATGGCAGATTGACGGGCAAATGCAAATCACAACATCGTGATGAATGGTGCACTGCACAACAGAGAACAGACTGTGAACGGATAAGCGCTGTGCCCAATTTACTTGGCTCCGCCCCACTCAATCCCCATCACCTGCGTTCCCCAATCTAATATTCCCTCAAATACCCCCTAGTGGAGCGGTAGTAATGTACACCTCTCGACCCCATGGCACCCCCATTCAGAGGGCCTAAGTACCAGTATACCACATCGATATATATATACGACCTATAGGCTTAGGCTACCTGGAGCTATGTGCCATGGGGTCGGCTGTCCTACATTACTAGCGCCGTATTAGAGGGTATTGCAGGGAACATTAGAATGGGGAAGGGAGATTGGGGTTGACATGGGAAGGTTTGTGTGGTATACTTGTGGGAATGATGAGGAATTGGAATTGGGAAATTGATGGACTGCGCAGCGCCTCACGCGATTGTGATTGGCGGGGACACAATTGGAACACAATTGCGGCGTAGGATGTGAGGGCCACGGGGAGAGGCCTGTGGCTATAGGACAAGGGAGATTGACGATGATCTTTAGATGTAAGTGTGGGGAAGAGTTTGCTAAGAGAATGCATCTCAAGGAGCATATTGGCCTACTCAATCCACACTGGCCCAGGGTTAGGGATGATGATGAGCATGCTATTGTGATTGAAAGGACAAGTCATGGTCAACAAGCTTGATAACACGCTAATGCACCGCGCAGCCAAGGCCTATGCAGAGAGCGAGGCGAGTGATCCATGGGCGTATGCGAGAGCGATGACGCATATTGGGAACGGGATTGCAACGTGGGCCAATGCGGATGGGGAGGCTGCGTTCTATAGCGCGGAAGAGGCCAATGAGACACGCTTGCTTCCTCCTGATAAGGGTGGATATCAAGAGCCTTATCAGGCAAGAGTTTGGCGGAATAGGTTTAAGCCATGAAGAATCGTTGTTGGAAAGAACCCACGATCATTGAGCAGATGAAGGGGAATGCTCAATGCAGGGGAATTCATCTTCGCCAGCCTGTTTGGCATTGGGTGAAGCATGTGAAACCGATCATGCCCAGGCTATACAAGAGCTATCGAGCATGGCGCAGGGAGGAGGTTAAGGAACAACGCAGGGAGGCGAAGAGATGTACTGGTTCGGGGCAGTGACGGATGTGCTGGGGATTGGGATATTTGTCTATTGGTTGAGCATATCGGCCAAGCCTAAGACTTGAGCTGTGGCCCAACTTTAGTTTTGGCCCAACATTGGTTTAGATCCATGAGCTAAACGCTCTTACGGCTGGCAGAGGGCAACCTCTTACCAGCCATTAGCGGTGAGAGCAGAGATCGGGTCAGGGAAGGGTTAGCCCTATGCTGTATTCGATAGTCTCTCGAACCCAGAGACGTTGATAAAGGATTGTACACCTATGACTGACGTAACGGTTGAACAGAACGAAACAGGCCAAGCGGAAGAGGTCTTTAAGACTTTCGTCATCCCACTCAAGGGTGGCTGTGGTCACGTGACCTTGGAAGACGCTGATGCAGTTCCACTGGAAATGTATCGGTATATCTTCCAGCAAGGCTTGGAAACTATCGTGAACTCCGTGGGGATGTCAAAGCTTCTCCCCGGCATCACCAAGCTCGAAGGCATAGACGCCGAGAAGGCCAAAGATGCGGTGCGCAAACAAGCTCGGGCCAATGTTCAGGATCTCCTGAAGGGCCAAATCAAGCTTAAAGGCGCTCGCAGTGCGGTCAAAGTCGATGGTGCGGTGCAAACCGAGGCATTGAGGATGGCTAAGGAAATGGTTAAGGATCTTATCCGGCAAAGCAATCAGAAGATCGGAGCGTACAAGGCTTCCGAGATCACGACTGCTGCGAAGGATGTGCTTGAGGCTAACCCGGAGCTCATTGCGAAGGCGCAAGCCAATCTCAATGAGCGTGCCGGTGCGGCCAAGACCACGAAGGCTCTTGATCTCAAGGCCATGTTTGGTGCAAAGGCTGAGAGCGAAGAGGTGAAGGCCAAGCCGAAGGGGGCTAATCTCAAGAAAGCCCGTGAAGCGAAGGCCAGCGAAGCGAAAGGCTCTGCGGAAGGTCAGACTCGGGCCAAGCCCAAGGTTGAAACGCAGAAGGTCGCTCCGCGTGCAGGGGTGAAGGAAACCCATCACACGACGGCTCACTAACGTTGCGGCTGGCCCCATATTTGCGGCTGGCCCAACATTGCGGAAGCGCTGAGCAATGAGCATGGGCTAGATCCGCCCCAGAGAAGCTTAGGATCAGCGTTGGAAAACGGAAAATGGTAGATGCTTCACGACTGCGCCGGACTCGCAGTCCCGCCGTGAAGTTTAGCATCTCGTAAGTCATCCCGGTGAGCCATTTCAAGTCACGGCGCCAGTAGTGCCAACAGGGGAGAGCAATGAGGGAAGGTGATACGCAAGACTGAGAATCCAGCTAGATAGTTGGATATCATGATCTATCACCATACAGCCTCAGGATCTCCCCTGCCATTTATCTCGAAAGTGTTGGAAAGGGACCAATTTGGTCCATGGAGTTCAACAAACGGAGAGCCCGACATGTCTAACGGAAATGGAATATCATTTGTTCATGATCTTGTGGCAATGGCCACAGCAGCGGACAAGGTGCCACAGCTTGAAGCGAGGATTGCTGAGCTGGAAGAGATCAAGGCAGGTTATGAAACTGGTTTTGTCGAAAAGGAAAAGCAGCTTATCGATCACCTCAACGCACATGATGAAACCAAGGCTCGATTGCACAACGCGGAGGTAGCCCGTGACGACGCAGAACGCCTGTTTCTCGAAGCTGATGACGCTAAGCTGGCCGCAGTTCGTGCTATGCGGATTGTCATTGGTGAAGCAGAGGCTTTTATCAAAGCGGTGACAAGGGTGGAGGAATTGGCGAAACCCAGCTATGAAGGCAAATGGCTGTGGGATGTTCAGGATTGGAGTGGTCTCAGCCTAAACGAATGGTTGAACAATGGTGGATCGGTTAGTCGCTTCGTGGCGGTTAGACTTGCTGAGCCTGCAAGCCCAAACGTTCAAGACAAGTCTACTTGGTCTATCGAGGACAAGCCCAACTCCCAAGTCACTGCCGAGCAAGAGGCTGCATCTCGGCTTCAATCTGCCGCGTACTCAGTCGGTGCAACGCAGGAGGTGACTGGCCCAAACCCTACTGTGTCCGACTTGGGCCACATCCAAGCGGCTACGGTAGGTGAGAGGAGAGAATGGAATGAGGATGGCTGGGGTGAGCCTGCCATCCCTACTGCAAACACCCTTGGTTCAGATCATGGCCCATCGCCAAGTGCCCCATCCGACCTTGCCGCAAGCAAGGAAAGTGCATCCACGACTACGAGTGAGGATCTGCGTGAGGTGGGCCCTACATCAGCCGACGACAGTGGCTTCACCAACGAGAAGTTGCTTGGCTCGAACGACAAGACACTGGAGGGAAATAACTCCGACCCTTTTGCAGCCTCGCACTCTGGGAGCGCATCACAGACTGCGGATACTGGCGATGCCGGGACACAGGAAAGTGCTTCGGAGAAATCGATCGATGATGATCTCTGGGCCATACCGTCTAGAGCGAGTCATTACTCAAGTTAGCCTTTGGATTTTGCCCGAGGAAGGGGAAGGCTTAGGTGAAGGTCCTTCCCCTTCCATTCCTTAGCCACGCTGGTTTGGAGCTTGCACGTTCCATCCCGGATCAGGCCTGCCAGTGGCGCCGCGAATGGGCCACTGGCATTTTCTAGATCAGGGAACATGAGACGGTAAATAGGTGTTGACAAGACGCTGTTTTTAGTGTATACTTATAGGATAATCAAAACTTGGGAGCCCGGCAGTGAGCATCGAACCAGAAACCATCCACAACGCTTTCAATGAAGGTCTATTCTTCTCGTTCCTAGTTGAAAACTTCCGGCATGACTTCGCTGAGGATGCAGTAGGAGTCAGTGAAGGTATGGAGCTGTTTGGTATTGAGCCAACTCAGTTTATTGAATGGTTGAATGTGACATATCCACAAGGATAATGCTATTCCATCCTATGCCAAGCGTTGCGGTTACTTCGTCCAGATACTGTAGGTCGTGGGTGCAAGTCCCATCCGGCGCAAGCTGGTAGCTCAGGTAGAGCAGCAGTAAGAAAGCTCCGCAGCACGAACCTCGCTAGGATGGCTTAAAGCTTCGTGGGATACTGTGCCAATTAGTTAGGGATACTTCTGCCAAAGTGAATCCCTAATCAAATCCTCGCCAGTATCCCACGAAGCTTATGTTCTGTGCCAATTGACCCCGGTTACTTCTGCGGTGAATGATACCGTGGTCAGCCCCTCGCCAGAACACCTTAGGCTTAGCGGAGGGTGTGTCAACTGATAGGGTTACTTCTTTGTTCGACTCAAAGCAGGCCCACTAATGGGCCTGTTGCCTAATGGTAAGGCTATCTCTGTCTATCCCTCGCCATCCTTCGCTAAGCTTAAGCTTACCTGTGGCCCCATATTGTGAAAGGACAAGGTTATGGCCCGGTTGAACGCTCCTAACCATCTTGCACCGATTTATACCCATGAGGGTGCGCAGGCAGTGCACATTCCGCCCTTTGCCCAACTCCGTCGCGCGGTTGGCGCGTGTATGCTTTGGGAGGATCAATTCTATGAAAGTGGCAAATTCATTGCCGATCGCATCGCGGAACTGTGTGGACTGTGCATTCCAGAGGACATTGCTCGGTTGGCAATCCATGCACGCAGCAACCTAAACCTGCGCCATGTACCACTGCTGCTTTGCGCTGAGCTATTGCGCCAACATCCTACCTTCAAATCAGCCGCAACCATCGCCCTATGCATCCAACGCGCGGATGAAATGGGCGAGATGCTAGCAGTATATTGGCGTAGCGGGATTGGACCGCTAGACCACCAGCTCCGCAAAGGTCTGCAACTGGCTTTGCCAAAGTTCGATGAATATGGTCTCGCCAAGTATCGCAAAGACAATACACGATACAACCTGCGCAATGTGATCCGACTGGCTCGGACTAAGCCAAAGACCGAGGCTCAGCGTGAGCTTTGGGGAAGGGCTGTGAAGGGAGAGTTAGTGACCCCCGATACTTGGGAAGTGGCCCTGTCCAGTGGCGCAGACAAGCGCGAGACTTGGATTAGACTACTCGCCGAAGGCAAGCTGGGTTACTTCGCCCTGCTCCGCAATCTCCGCAATATGGATCAGGTTGGGGTACCGATCGAGCTTGTGGACAACGCAGTCAAGGCCCGCAAGAACGGTGCACACCGTATCCTACCCTTCCGCTACATCGCAGCCATGCGTGCGGCTCCGCAACATGCACCGGCGTTGGATATCGCGCTGTGTGATTCCATCAAACAAATGATTGAGCCGTCTGGCACCACATTCATCCTTGTAGATGTCTCCAGCTCAATGTACCACAAACTCTCCGCCAAATCCGACATGACTTGTATAGATGCCGCCGCTGGCTTGGCTGCGCTTTGGCCTGGAAAGTGCCGGGTATTTTCATTCAGTGAGGAACTTGTGGAGTGCCCTCCATTCCGGGGATTGGCTGGAGTTCAGGCTGTGGTGAATTCACAAATCCACAGTGGAACAAGGCTTAGCGTAGCCTTGGGCCAGCTCAATACATTCATGTACAACAATGACCTAGGTTCGATTAAAGATCGGCTGATCGTCATCACCGACGAGCAATGCGATAGTAACGTACCAAGCCCAATTGCCAAGAGAGCTTATATGATCAACGTAGCGAGCTTCAGGAATGGAGTTGGCTATGGTGATCGATGGACGCATATCGATGGGTTCAGCGAAGGGGTGATTCGGTATATCGTGGAAGCGGAAGGGGAAGGGGAGCGAAAGCAATGACTAAAGCAGAAGCCTTAGAATTGATCGATGCACATAAGAACAGCCTGACCAATCCAGTGGAGATGCTTCAATGGACTTGGCTTCGAGTGATTATCAACATGGTCACTGACGACGAATGGTTGGACTGTCTTCGTGAAGCCATGGAGATAATGTCACAATGAGCATTGTGTTTGACTTCAAAGATATCCGCTCTCGGATCAAAGGTGATCCAATGATTAGACCGAAGGCAAAGATAAAATGCAACGAGGACTGCCCAGGTGACGACACGTGTGATAATCACAAATGGTGCATGTGTGGATTGTTCCTGAAAGGGCATGAGCACGGATCGGGTAAACATGCTCCAATCTCTGTGCATGACCATTATAGAAGGCAATACAATGACCCAACACTTTGACAGGAGACTGTATGCCACTCATCTTTATCGCCTCTTTGGCGGGAGCGGAAGGATGACACTTCGTGAAAAGCTATGGTTTGCGTGGATCTTATTCTGGCTTGTTATATTCTTGGCCCTGGCCATTATCCACATCTCAACATTGGTTCAGGCCCAGGGCTATCTCTATGGTGGACCGCCAATGTGGGATCGAGGACCGAATCCAGAGTATCGACAGGAGCGTAGATTGCCGGAGAGGAGTTATGATCCCTATGATCGCGGATCGGAGGAAAGGCATCGGGGACAGCAGCCTATTGATCGAGAGGAATATGAGCGCAGAGCGTATTGCGCCATGCACCCGAGGGATTGTCAGAGGTATGACTAAGCCCCAACACGCTCTCCACGTTGTGGATTATTATCTTTGGCAAGCGATGTATGAAAGCATGACCTTCGCACCTGCGGCAAGCTATTATTCGATGGCTTGCCGCGAAGCCTACCTGGACGAGCGTGAGATGGAACGGGATCTAAGGGAAAATTGGTGATGACACTCTACTCCTGCAAACACTCCGGCGACCAATATCGCATCAGCAAATTCGATGACGATATGAATGTGCAGAGTAGCTACCTTTGCACGGAGACGGAGTGCGACTGTCCAGCGGGAGTTAGACCAATCTGTCGTCATCGGGAGATGCTACCGAAGTTTCTTGAGCGTAAGACTGTTGGCACGGATTGGTGGTTCGATTATGACCGTGGGGGTTGGGTCCAGATGGGAAACGAAGACGAACCGCTCCAACTGGAAGATTTCGAAGGGCCACATAGCACAGTGGTTAGTGTAGTGGGCTTTGAACCCATTGACGGTGGTTCGAGTCCACCTGTGGCTGCCAAACCACTTCCACCTGCGCATTATCCGAGTTGGAGGCGAATATGAGCAAACCCGCGCTAGTTTTATTGTTACTCCTCACAGGATGTTCGTCATTGACACCAGAAGAGATTTGGGCCTCACGTCTCAAAGCTAAATGTGATGCGATGGGAGCAACAAATAATTGGGATCAAAGCGCTCACACGTTTGAATGTTACCGCCATCCAATCGGCCGCATGACCAAGAAATTGTTCAGTGAGAACTTTCAATGAACCGCAAGCTCCAGGATTATGACATTGAGCGTACTCTAGAAGAGGCTGGATTGGCTGTGCCTGTTGCCACGTCATTCGATCGTGCCATGGCCGATAGATTCTTGCAAATTCACCAAGGCGATTCAAAGAAGGCCGGTGCTGCATTGAGATTTTGGCTAAGGAACCAACGATGAAAATCGACCACACAACTGAATCTGCCGCTCCACTCTATGCAATCAAATGCTGGATGGATGATAACAATGTATACGCGGAGATCCCATCGATCAACTCTCCCTGTGTGCTCAAGTTCCCCATCCAAGAGGGCGGCCTAGCCAAGTGCCTAGCAATCCTCGGTGCTCGGCATTCGGTTGAAGGTCACGGAGAACCATACATCCACCGACCCGCGCTGAATAAGAAACTAATGGCCGCGGGTGTGACGATGAAGGACATGGCTAATGCAGAAGCGGTGCTGAGAAAGGCAGGAGTGCTGAAATGAACTTTAACATCGGCGAGGAAGTGATCTGTGTTGACAATTCACCGGCGTTTAGTGATGGCACATACTGCGATCTTGTGAAGGGCAAGACATACATCGTCCTTTCACAATGCCCAATATGCCAAGTCTGCGGCTGCATCGCGGTTAAGCCGGATCGGCGTCATTGGGCCCCAGATCGCTTCCGCAGACCACAGGTGGATAAGGATATCGCGTTGGTTTGTAACGAGGTTGTGGTATGAAAAGCATTTGGTGCTGGCTCTTTCATCACGCGCATTGGCATGAAATTCCTGTTTATCATTCATACAAAATGAGCTGCAAGAAGTGTGAACGGAAGTGGATGTACTATGACTGAGCCCTACCTCATCGCCCACAAGGTCCGCGGCGAGCCTGCGTTTGACATCGCAGTGCGGATGCAATGCCCAGAGTGTAATGGCGATGATGCGATGCAAATGTCCTGCGGCGAGTGTGATTATCTTGGCTATTGGTGGATCGTCTCAACCTCAGGTCATCGAGCTTATCCTTTTAACAATTGGCCCCTCGATGAACTACTCTGGTCACCTACTTGCAGTGATCCAAAGATCCCAATCACCGATGCGAGTGAAGCTATTATGAATAAGGATTGGTCTGATTGGCCTGACCACTACCGGCACGGTGCTGAGCCAAAGCGGACGATCGACATCTCCACGTTGATTAAGCCCAAGCCGTTTAAGATGAATCGGAGGATATGAGCTATGAAAATCTGGCCTTGGAGTGTGATTGCGGACCTGCACGAGGAGAGAGGTAGACTTGTAGACCACATCCGCAATCTGCAAAACATCGCAGGCAAGCAGAATGCTATCATAAGCCAACAACTATCAGCCATCAACTCCGGCCTTGGGCGCATCATCGCCAAGGTCGATCCGCTTTATGGCCTGGCCGAAGACGATCCTCAACGCATTGCAGATTCTAGGCGTCTTGAGGTAGAAATCATCGCCAAGCTTCAAGCTGAGCATCAGATTCTCAAGTCAAGGCATTTGTTGCCAACTGACAATTGGGACAAGGGAGCAGATTGATGCACTACGAAACCCAAGGTGGCATGGTCACGCAAGGCCTGAACTTCTCCAGAATGCTCGATATCCTTCGCGAACTCCAAGAAGCCACCGCACTGCAAGGACACCTCGTCCGCGCACAAGGCTCCTCCTCAAAGGACAACGCACTCGCCGATGGCTGGATCTGCATCTCCGAGAACCTCAAAATGATGGAACGGTTCATCACCACCATGGCTCAAGGAAAGCTACTCCAATGATCACCATATCAACCACTGGGAATGCCAATGGCACTAAGCTCCTCAATCCAAGCCTACCCTGACTGCCACGAGTTCTTCGAAGCAGTTGTGGATGATCCGCAAGGAGGTCGGATCTGGAAAGGCACGTTCCAAGCTTCGCATGAGTTTCGGCATAGATGTCATCAGTTTCGCCGCCTGCATAGGAAGAACAACGAGAAGATTTATAAACCCGGGGAGCTGATGTTTGGGTGTAGTGAGTATGACACATTGAAGCTCCAGCTCAAGGAAGATTCCGTTGGAGATTGGTGGGTTTATGCAGTGCAAATGCGCAACGCACCGAGGAGTATTGAGTTGTTGAGTGAAGTTGAGCCAGAAGATCCAGAACTACGAAAGATCGAGGTTGTGAATCGGTTGCTACTTGAGGACCACAGTGAGGACAGGGAATAATGAAGAAGCAGATAAGGCTTTTTCTAGCTGATTGGTGTTTGGGATTAGCATTGAAGCTAGCGGGAGACCACTGGAGCACGATGACACTGATCAGGTTTGGAGAGTTAGCCAGGAGCATCCAGGCCGATATGATTTTGGACCAACACAATGGCAACTAAAGCCCCACCAGAAACCTACCTGCGCTATTGGGAAGCCGCAGCGTTGCAGGAGATCGGGATCGAGATCAAGGTCGATCCGAATGATCAAGCGATGTTTATCAACGCACTCTATGATGCGCGGAAGATGTTCGGCGGGTATGTGGATATGATTGTTCTCCAACCCAACCCACCCGGGACGATTTTCATCAGGACGAAGGAACTTGGGGAGATGGAGGAATGAGCACCGAACCCGACGAACAAGATGACCCAACCGACATCGACGAACTCATGCGGAGGATTGACGAGGAGATCGAGTTTGGGAGTGGCATTGTCACGCCGAAGTACATCGACGCGGTGGTTGCCTATCAACGCCAGCAACGAGCGAGACGGCAGGCCGGAGTGAAGACGAAGAAGGGTGATGGGGAGAGTGGGCCGAAGCTGGATATTAATTCACTGCTGAACAAGCCTGTGTTTAAGATGAACAGGAGGGTTTGATGGATGATCGATTGAAGAATGGTCTTACGAATCTTATTAACAAACACTACGCTGCTGTGCAAACAGACACTGTCCTGGAACACACAGACAATTGGAAGCTGGAAAAGAAGGCTAAGCAGTTCCGGGCTGATTATGAGACTGCTGCCAGTGAATTTAAAGAGCTCCTCGAAAAGTGTGTTATTCAATGATCGACCAGCCCAACACCGCACCATCTCCATTCCTCCCAGACACCAAAATCCAATTCGCTTGGGACTCGACCTCCATCGGTGCGATTAAGCTCTGTCCGAGATATTACTTCTACACCATCATCTGCGGCTACGTTCCCAAAGACGAATCCATCCACCTGCGCTTCGGCATCGAATACCATGAAGCTATTCAAGACTACGAGAACCTTCGCGCATCTGGAGTTCCATTCAGCGACGCGGTGCGGGAGACTATGGGTAATCTCCTGGTTCGTAGCCACAACTTTGACCCCGATCCTACGACGAAAGCAGGTCAGTATAAAAATCCAAACACGCTCAGGCAATTGGTCATAGACTATCTCGATGAGTTTCGCAACGATCCGTGTGAAACCTTGATCTTGGCAAATGGCAGGCCTGCGGTAGAGTTGAGCTTTAGATGGGAATTGGATTGGGGACCCACACAGCAGCACCCAGATGAAAACCCTTCTGTGCAACCCTACATACTTTGTGGTCATCTAGACCGCGTGGTGACGTATAACGATGATCTATTCGTCCTAGACCACAAAACAACCCAATCCGCGCCAACTGATTATTACTTCGCCGGGTTCAGCCCGAATAACCAAGTAACCCTGTATTCCCTCGCTGGCCAAATCGTCCTCGACTCTCCAATGCGCGGAGTGATTATCGAAGCCGCGCAGATCCTCTTGGAAACCCCCAATCGCTTTGTCCGCAGACCCATTTACACCAGCGATCAACTCATCCACGAGTGGCTTGGCGATCTCGAACCTGTGCTCCAAATGGCTGAGGACTACGCCCGTGCAGAGTATTGGCCAATGAACGACACCGCATGTGGAATGTATGGCGGATGTAAATTCCGCGGAGTTTGTTCGAAGAATCCGGAAGTGCGGAAGCATTATCTGAACGCAGATTTTACCCAACTTGAGGAGAAGGACAGATGGAACCCATTGAAAGCACGGTGAACGATGTTTGTCTATACGTTTGCAGACTTCCAAGCACACCAAAAGGAATTTGGAAGCGGCTGAGGATTGCATTGACGAGACAAGAAGTCGATGAATTCAAGCGCATGGTCATGAATGATGGTGCTGAACATACTGAGTTCATCTATGCCATTCGTGGTTTGCCAATTGTGATCGAGGAACACCCTGGGAATCCATTGATCTTGATGGAGCGCCCATGACAAAGCAGCTCCGAGCAATCCTCCCACTTCTCAAAGCCCACGTGGTTGATCGCGGACCAGACCACTTCACAATCAGCTTCGGCCCGGAGTACGGCTCGCCAACGCAGATTAAGATTGAGTGTAACATGGATATGTACGATCTGCGAGACGGGGATTTGTTGACAATCTACACTGAAGTCCTTCTCTCCCAACCAAAAGGAACCACGTGATGCCTAAATTCCGAAAGAAACCAGTTGTGATCGAGGCTGTGCAGATTCCATTTCCAGATGCAGAGAGCTATTCGTTATTTCCGAACGATCCCGACATCATTTTCAAATGCGAAAATGGTCAGATCGTCGAGGCAATTATCTCAACGCTGGAAGGCACGATGTTAGCATCGCTCGGTGATTGGATCATTCGCGGCGTGAAGGGCGAGTTGTATCCCTGTAAGCCAGATATCTTCGCTGCAACCTATGAGGCCGTATAATGCCCGAGACCCGCGCGACCCAGCTCAAATTCTTCGAGGAAAAGAAACATTCAATCCGCTACGTTTCTGAGAAAGACAAGGACGTAGTTAGTTCCGTTTACGTCATGAAAGCTGAGTTGGACAAGCCTTGGCGATCTAACCGAGCTTGGCCGGAGACGATCAAGCTGACACTGGAGTGGGAGTGATGCCTAAACCTAAACAATGGAAATCTTGGCGAGTGTGCCCTGAGTGTGGATCGAAGGCCACAAAGATACTCAATCTAAACTCAGGTAAGCTGAGATGTCAAATCTGTGAGCATCAATACAATTATCCAAAGGAACTTAATCATGCCCTCTCTCGCAGATCACCAATCCAACGACCTGACCAAACTCCTCCTAATCGGTGATGCCAAGACTGGCAAAACCGGTTCGCTAGTGAGCCTTGTCAAAGCCGGATACAAACTTCGCATCCTCGACATGGACAACCTCCTCGACAGCCTCAAATACCAAGTCCTCCGTGAGTGTCCAGAGATGATGGAGAATGTAGATTACCGAACCCTTCGAGATCACTACAAACCCACTCCTGTCGGACCGGCGCTGGATGGGAAGGCCACTGCATTCATCACAGCAATGAAAATGCTAGACAAATGGAGCTACGACAATGTTGACCTGGGAAATCCGGCCGCGTGGGGGCGTGATAGTATCCTTGTCATTGACAGCCTATCTCGACTATGCGATTCCGCCTACGATTTCCACCAATCAATTGCCCGCCCTGGTAAATCAGGCGACGTTGACGGCCGAGCAATCTATGGACTTGCACAAGATACTATTGAGATGGTACTCAGCAATCTTACTAGCGACGCCTTCGCCACCAATGTCATCGTCATCGCACACATCGCGTATCAAGACCAGCCAGACGGCACGAAAAAAGGCTTCCCGCAAGGGGTTGGGCAGAAGCTAAGCCCGAAGATCCCGCAGTATTTCTCCAGCGTGGTTCTCTACACCAACGTTCGAGATAAACGCACAATCAAGACCAATTCGACTATGCTCGTCGACCTCGCCAACCCAAAGCCGTTCGAGATGTCGCCAGAACTTCCAATCGAAACCGGCCTCGCCACCTTCTTCGAAACCCTGCGCGGGCCAACAACCGCAGCCAGTGCAGATAAGCCCAAAGCGGTTATACTGAAAAGGAGAGTTTGATGACTGATCGAGTACAGACCTTTGGTGAACAGACCTTTGGTGAAAAGGCAGTCGGACTATCTTTCAATCCATCTGGAATGGGAGATGTCGACAAGCTAAAGAAGCTCTACGCGGAAATCATCGATCACATGGACGATTTCCGCAAGGGCTACATCAATCGCGGAGACAATCCTGAGATGGTGCGTCTATGCTCCATTGCAATCACCGAAGCCCAAACTGCGCAAATGTGGGCTGTCAAAGCAGTGACTTGGCGCTAATGCCCAAACCTACACGCCCGATGAAGGTAGCAGATTTCATCCGCCTTCATGCCTACTTCATCCACATCTCCCCACCCCTCTCCGAACCCACCAAGGAAATCTTGCGTGAGATCGAGGAGCATATACTTGGTGTTATTCAAAAAGAAAGGAACCCAAACCAGAACCAAGCGCATCTACTCAACCCAACCCCAACCGAACCCAAACGCACCCATTATATACCCGAAGGATTCTAACCCAATGACTACCAACTTCGAAGACATCCTCAACCGATCCGTTGACGACATCAAACCGCCGCCAACGTTGCCAGAAGGCACTTACCTCTGCGTAGTCCAGGGTCTACCTGAGCAAATCGAATCCAGCAAGAAGAGAACTCCCGGCCTACGCTTCAAGCTCCAAGTCGTTCAGCCGCTCGAAGACGTAGACCCGGCAGAACTCCTCGCCTTCGAAGGCGGGGTTAGTGGGAAGATTGTCAACCTCGATCAATGGATAACCGAGGACAGTCTGTTCATGCTAAAGCAGTTTGTGGAGCATTGCGGAGCCTTGGAGGAAGGTGCGAGCCTAAGCGCTTGCATTGACAACATCCCCAACAGCTCGGTTTTGGCTTTCATCAAACACGAAACAAGTGACGAGACCAAACGCACCTTCGCGAAGATCCAGAGAACCGCATCCGCAGCATAGAGGAGAGCATCATGGAAAGCACTATCGGTTGGGCCATCAAGCACATGTACAATGGTGAACGCGTCCGTCGCTCAGGTTGGAATGGCAAGAACATGTATCTGGAACTGCAAGTACCTGATGCAAACTCGAAGATGACACTCCCCTACGTCTACATGCGCACGGCTCAAGGCGATCTCGTGCCTTGGTTGTGCTCTCAAACAGACCTGCTCGCGACTGATTGGGAAATCGCGTGATGGACAACGAAGGTGCAACCGAGCCTGTTGGTGAGACCTATCAACTCACCGAACTGATCTTCATCCATCGACAATTGGTCAAAGCCAACCGACCAAAGATGGCTGAGGCCCGGGACAAGATCGAGGACCTCATCTTAGCCATGACTAACGACCTTACCTACGACTAACCCTGTTCCTCCCCAACTGGCCGTTGGCGCAAATGCCACGGCCATCTTTTTGGAAACCCAGTCCAATGCAAAAACCCTTCCAACTCACTGAAGAAATGGCAAAGGAACTCGCCAATGAAGTCTCCTCGCTCACGCTCCAAGGGGATGAAGCAGCACATGACTCCACTGGAGCGGGGGCTTTCGCGCCACGCTTACGCAGAAGGAATGCCAATGTACAAAATAGCGGAAGCGATGCATCGGGACATCAAGACAATCCAGCGTTTGGTGAAAGATATCCGCTGGCTTCGCCGGAAGACCCAATCAATCCCAGCCACTACCGCCGCCACCCTAGCGGAATCGAATGCATCGACATCACCGAGCACATGCTATTCAACCCGGGTAACGCGGTGAAGTATATCTGGCGCTACATGGACAAAGGCGATCCGGTGGAGAACCTGCGAAAGGCCATGTGGTATTTGGAGCGGGAGATTTTGAGGTTGACGAGGGCGCCGAGATGATCAAAGTCTATATCGCCAGTAAACTGAAGTACGCAGAACGCTTTCGAATCCTTCGTGATGATTGGATAGCCAACAACATTGATCTACACGCAAGGTGGTTTGATCATGCAATCATCGGACAGACTGCGGAGGTTTCGCCAGAGGACCTTCATATATTCTGGCTTGTTGATGAGGAGGATGTAAAGACTTCGCAGGCAGTGATTGTCTACGGCAATTCAGACGATAAACTGCGGGGAGCTTTGGTCGAAGCAGGTATTGCCATTGGTCAGGGTATTCTAACTATCCTAGCCGGTAATTGCCCAGATTTCAGTACATGGCAACATCATCCCTGCGTAGTCCATGCAGGTTCACTCGAACACGCAAAGCAAATGATTCTTCGAAGGTTTCGATGAGTAAGCCAATCCTCCTCATCGGGGAGCAGCGTGGCGAAGCGGAGGCCCGGATAGACCGAGCGTTTGTGGGAGCGACTGGAGCTGAGTTGATCCGTATGCTAACCGAAGCCTGTGTGATCCAACTCTCCACTAATGATTCCGCCCACCTTCACAGCTTCTGGACAACCCGCGATCCCTGGTCCTTGGACAAAATCTGGGAGAACCATCGTGAAACCTTCATCCGCACCAACGTCTTCAACATCTATCCGCCCGGGAACAAACTCGAATACTTCTGCGGGGGGAAAGCATCCGGCCTTCCCAACTACGCCAAACTACTCAAAGCCGGGTATGTTAGATCTGAATTCGCCCCAGAACTGGATCGTCTTGGGGATGAAATCCTTTCTCATGATCCTAATCTCATTGTCTGCTTGGGGAATACTGCTATATGGGCTATGTTGGGGACTACTGGGGTTCGGAAGCTTCGGGGCACAACCGCTGTTAGCACTCATTGCGTTAGTGGGTATAAGCTTTTGTGCACTTACCATCCTAGCGCTGTTCACCGGCAATGGGAGTTGCGACCCACAGTAGTTTCGGATCTCAGCAAAATCAACGATGAAAAGGACACCGCAAATGTCTCACGCCCACCAGTTGAAATCTGGACCGAGCCGACGCTTGAAGACATCACTAGCTTCTTCGAAAACCATGTTCGCGGCTGTGAATTGCTTTCTGTCGACATCGAAACGAGCGGCACAAGAATCACTTGCATTGGATTCGCTCCCAGACCAGACCTTGCACTTGTTATTCCATTCGATGACGAGCGCGCAGAGAGTGGAAGCTATTGGGCTAATGCACAGTCTGAACAACAGTGCTGGAAGCTTATACGTTCGGTGCTTGAGAATCCGACGATATGCAAACTCTTCCAAAATGGATTGTACGACATCGCCTTCCTACTGCGGAGCTATCGAATCGGAGTGAGGGGTGCGGTGCACGATACGATGCTCTTGCATCACGCGTTGCAACCTGAAAGCTTAAAGAGCCTCGGTTTTCTAGGTTCGATCTACACCAACCACGGACCTTGGAAGAGCGAGCGGAAGCGATCTGATACGGTGAAGAGGGACGCATGATAGACCAAATAGAAGCTTATAATAACGAGCGCGATGCTGTCTTGCTCATGGACAACCTAGCCGTGTTTATCGACTGGGCCCTATCCAAGAAGCAAACGTTTTCCAACGACCTCGTAGCCGAGATAGCTCGAATGAAGATGATCACGGCCTGTCCTAAGCTTCCCGAGGAACTGCGTGCTCAAGCTAAACAATGGCTTGAGCAACGTGGGTTTGAGAGTTGGGATTGATGAAGATAATCCACACCAATAAAACAAAGCCAGAAGACATCAAAAACCAATGGGAGCGAGATCAAATCTACAACGGCCTTGACTGCGCCGTCACCCTCGAGGTCTTTAACACCATTCATCCCCAGCTCGACGCAACCACCGCCGCAACCTATGCATTCTCCCGCGCTCTGCAAGGCCCGGTTCTCGAAATGCGCTGTCGGGGATCCCTAATCAATGCCAACCGCAAACGAGAGGTCATAAATGAATTCCATGATAAAATCGATTATCTCGAACGCAGCCTTTCTCGCATCGTGCTTGACGGTGTTGGCATGCTTTCATTCAGTTGGCGTAGTTCGAAGCAGGTTATGGAGCTATTTTATAATCATCTTCAAATCCCCATTATCAAGAAACAAGGCCGCCCAACAGCTGATCGCGATGCATTGGAAAAGGTCCGAGCCTTCACCGTAGCCAAGCCAATTGTGGCGCACCTAATCGCGCTACGAGAGTTGTCCAAGAAAATCGAAGCACTCGAAATGGGAGTAGACAATGACGGACGAATGCGAACATCCTACAACATCGCTGGAACAAACACTGGCCGGTTTAGCTCTAGCTTCAGCGAATTTGGCACTGGCGGAAACTTTCAGAACGTGGAGGAAAGTCTTAGAAGCATATTCATCGCTGATAGAGGGTGCAAGTTCGCCAAGTTCGACGCGAAGAGCGGTGAGAGCTACATCGTCGGAGCAATAGAAGGGAACCTTTTCAATGACTGGAAATACCTCGACGCTGTCGAATCGGGAGACATTCATACAGCGGTTGCACGGCTTTGCTGGCCTGATCTTGGATGGACTGGAGACCTCAAGCGAGATAAAGTTATCGCGGAACGGCCATACTACCGTCATTACGATTACCGATTCATGTGTAAGAAGCTCGGACACGGAAGCAACTACGGAGGCCAACCCCACACCCTCGCCGAGCAAACCAAACTCCCTGAGCGGGTGGTCGCTGGATTCCAGCCAAAGTACTTCACCGCCTTTCCTGCTCACCTTGAGCGACTCAAATGGACTAATAATCGACTCAGTCGGGTGGGCTGTCTTGAAACTCTTACTGGACGAAAAAGGTGGTTTTTTGGGAGGCGTAGCGATCCGGCGACACAGCGGGAGGCTTATGCTTACGATCCCCAGAGCTCCCTCGCCGACATAGTCAACCACGCTATGCTCCGCATTTGGCGAGCCCGAACAGCGAGTGCAGTGGTTGTTTTCCAAGACCACGATGCGCTTACATACATGTACCCAGAGGAGCGCGAGGACGAGGTCGTTCCTGAACTGCAAAAGGCCTTGGGTGAGGATGTTATACTCACCCAAGGTCGAGTAATGCGTATTCCATATGATTGCAAAACGGGATGGAACAAAGGAGAATATTGCTGTGGGGATCGAACCCGACCCGGATGTGAGCGATGTAACAAACAACAAAACCTCGACGGGCTTAGAGAATGGAAAGGAGGGGATGAACGGACACGCACTCCGCAAGAATCCGAGCTGGATAAACTCCTTCGTGGACTCAACCGCAAGGCTTGAGAGCCCGAGAGTGTTCAGGCTCTGGGCAGCGATTAGCGTATTGGGGGCGGCGGTGGAGCAACGGGTTTGGATGATTAGCCAATAGAGGAAGGTTTATCCGAATTTGTATTGTGGTTTGGTTGCGCATCCGGGGGTGGGGAAGACGAAGACGATACACACAGCGAGGGATTATTATATGGAATTGGCTGAGCCTAAGTTGGCTCCAACCACCATGACCGCGGCGAGTATGATCAAGGCGTTGAAGGCGAGTGCAAGGACGGTTATGCACATGCCTGAAGGGACGTTTACTTACAATACAATGTATGTCACCGCAGATGAGCTAACTGCGTTTATGCATAAATACGATGAAGAAGCCGCAGGGGTTATGTCTCACATGTACGATGTTAGTGTCTATCGCCGCACTAGGGTCACGGATAACATCGACATCAAGATTGAGCGCCCACAGCTAAACCTCATCATCGGCACCCAGCCATCTATGCTGATGAACTACCTCCCAGAACGCGCCTGGGAGCAAGGTTTCTGCTCTCGCACCATATTCGTTTTCTCAGATGAAAGAACCGTTGGCGATGATTTTGAACAAGTGGATACTGCACTTGATACAGACCTTACTCATGATTTGCTCAGTATCTCTGGGCTTGTGGGAGCGTTCGGGATTACTCCGGAGTATAGAACCGCGGTTAATAATTGGCGAGCGTTGGGAGAGCCTCCAGTGCCAACCCACCCCAAACTGCTCCACTACTGCACAAGGCGGAGGATGCATCTATACAAGCTCTCCATGGTCAGCGCAATCGATCGTTCTGACGTGCTCCTCCTCACCGTCGACGACTTCAACCGTGCATTGACTTGGCTAGTCGAAGCAGAAGCAACCATGCCAGACATCTTCAAAGCCGGTGCTGGGAATGCAGATGCTCGAGCGATGGATGAGATCTACCACTTCGCGCTGACCATGGGATCACAACCAATATTCAAAGGTGGAATTCCCGAGAGGAAGATAATGGATCACGCTAGGCAGTTGGTACCACTACATACTTTAGATCGACTAATGAAGCATATGGAGAACACCGGGTTGCTCGTCCCCACCACCGCTGCGGATTATAAAACCGGACAACGCAAATGGCGAGCCGCGAATCCGCATATTGAGAAACCCACAGATGGAGAGGTTTAGGTTCTGCCTTGTTGTTCTTCAATCCATCCACGATTACGTCGAAGGTCAGCTAGCTCTCGCTGCATAGTGACCACCAAACCTGTCAAGTTATCAATCCGCACATCTTGCACTGCAATTTGGGTTATGACAACAGCCAGTTTCTTCACCTCGTCTTCCATCTCCAATAGTTGCTTGGTCAAAGCTTTATTACTCCAATCATTCTTCAACACCATCGCGTAGCCAGCTAGAATGAAAAGGGCTGTCTGCACACCAAGACCGATCATAATATCCCAAGACATGAGACAGCCCTTTCTGGTTAGGTAGTGCCAATGACAGGTTTGGTCATGGAGAGTATCGACGAGTTGGGATGGTTTGGACTGATATGTTGAAGGAGCTGGATGAACGCTTCCATCATATCACCATTATTCCCTGCAGCGAGATCGTTCAGAGCCTTCTCCACAAACGGGGCTGCCGCGAGAACCGCGGGTTGGACCACGGCCATGATCGGTGCAGCACCTGGAACGAACATGCCAACGATCGTTGCAATGGTAGGTTCAACCTTCAATATGCCTTCAACCACCTTCTCAGTTTCCGTCGCAACGCTTTTAACATCAGTCATTTCCACTCTCCTTATAGAGGTTTGTCAAACCACGATACTTCAGCTTCACGTCGAGCGGTTAGCCCGGCGTTAACTACACCCCCAGCGTGGTTATACTGGAGGATGTCTGCTTTGACAGTATCCCATTTGGCAGCTTTGACAGCCTCGCCAAGGGAAGCGTGTTCCCATCCAGAACCTGCGTTGTAGGTCAGGTCGGTTAGGGCTTGTTGAATACCAATCGGGCTACCCGCTGGGATCACCTGCTCAGCTAGTTTCCAGGCCTTGTCTATCTCCACTGTTAGCCTCGCCTCGGCTTCGGCTTCGGTGATGACCTCAGCGCTGGATGCGGCTTTGGTGCCATAGCCGATGGAGTATTGTTTATAATCCCAATAAGCTTTGGCTTGAAACCCTTCTTCTTTTTTGATGAAGTTCATAAGACCCTGATCAACAACATCAACCGGCTTAGTGCAGACTGGTGCCGGGGAAGGCATTGAAGGTGCGACAGCCTTCCCCGGCTTGGACGCAGTCAGAGGCGGAGTGGAACCAACTGCCTCCGGAGCCTGCGCCCGAGCGAGTGCGCGATCGGTGACCCCGATCATGCGGATTAGAACGTAGATGAGGGCCAGGGATTGGATCGAGAGAGCGCCAATTACCAGGACTAGGACGTATTCATTCATCATCGTTCCACTCTCCTCTGAGCTTCGCCATGGGTGATACCGCGAATGACTTCGTTGAGATTGCGCGGATGCTGTTGGCGGTTGTAGACGTCAAGGCCAAACCGGACCATGTTTCCAATCTCCTTGGGGAACATACCAGTTGCTTCACCAAGGATGGTGATGACGTCTTGAACAGTCTTGCCTGCGTGTTCGCGGGTCATGGAGCGGGATGGATTGGTGACGTCGCGATAGAGCTTGGCAGCGTCGTGGGCTGCGGAAGAGAGGAGCCCAACACCAGGATCGTGCGCGGTGACAAGGCCGTGGATGAGGTCACGAGCGTAGAGCACGGAGGAGGCAACTCCACCAGTAGCTGCGCTGGCAAGGTACGCTGGCCAGGATTCGTTGCGCTGAGTTGCATAGCTGCGAACCGCCTCCTCGATGATCGTTGGCCAGACAACATAGGTCATGAAGTTTGAAACGAAGGATGGGAGGTTCCTGGCAGCCTTGGCGAGTTCACCTTCGCGACCGAGTTTATACATGTCGTTGGCTTGATAGGCAAGTTCTAGGCGACGCTGCATGGCTGTGCCGAAGAAACCATAGACGGAGGTTAGGAAGCGGTTGAGTTGACCACCGCCAAGGACCGCTGGAGGTTGATTAGTGATCGCGGTGGAGCCATGGGCTCGACGAACTCCGCGTTCACCTAAGGTCACAGCATCACCGTGGGAGAGCCCTTCGCTGCGCGCTGTGTCGTAGATTGCCAACGCAGTTGGCTTAGCTGAGACCATATCCGACCACGCAACCCCAGCCGCTCCCCATTGCATCATCTTGGCGCGGAGATTGGAGGTTTGCTCAAACTCATTCTGCTGAGCCCCAAAGGTATCCTGCCAATGGCGCTCCCGACGTTGAATTTCTTCGAAGTTGGCCATTACGAAATCATGGTCTTGTAGGGCAACTTGGAGAGACTGACCATAAAGCGTATGCACAGCGTTGGCATATTGCTTCACATCAACCCCTCCGAACCTCGCACGGAGGAATGGGACAATCCCGGCCTCTTTCATTGACCAAACCCAGGCGGTTGGGCCGTGCTTGGCGATGGTGCCAATGTTGCCCGCGATGTAGGTGGAGATTATGTTCGCGCGGAATTTCTCAAGGAACGAATTGGCACGGGCCTCGTTGCGAGAGGCTGAGCCTTCCGCACCTGCGATGCGTTTGAGATAGGGCATGAGACCGTCAGCATATTCCCGACCATAGTATTTGGCAACGTCAGATTGGAATCGGCGATCGGCGAAGATCTTCTGACTTTCAAGGATCACCTCACGAAAGGCGATGTCGTGTAGCATCTGGCGCATAGAATTGGGAGTCATGTCGTAGCGTAGATCCAGCGGATAGATCGCGCCGGTCCGGGATTTGGTGTAGCCATTAGCAGTGGCGGAATGGTAGAAGTCGGTAGAGTTGTAGACATCCTCGCGTTTGCCAACGTCTTTTTCATGCCATAGACCTGCATCGTCTTGAGTCCAGAGATTGCGGATCGGGTCTCGCTTGAGTGGGTGATACCAACCCGGGTAGGTGGCCATAGTCCCATCCGCGAAGGTGACTTCGATTGGCTTGAGGTTGATCTTCTCAAACGGCGCACCAACGATGCGTTCATACATGTTACCGGAGAGCTTGACGTATTTGGTGAAGATATCGCCGAGCTTCTGGGCCCGATCCCAATCAGCTTTGGTTGAGTTGCGGCCAAGCCATTTCATCGCTGCTTCGGGTTCGATGCCGAATCCACCTGCCAGAACACGGAGGTTGGATTCATTCCCAGCGTTGTTGATCATTTGATAGACATGGCCGCGGGTGAACCCAGTCCAGCCACCAGAACCCGAGGAGTTCGGGTCGAAGGTCAGCGGATCGTTGAATGGAGCGTCGATGAGCTTGCCAGCGTCCTTGGGCCTATCGATTTTGCCAATCAGTTTCGAGGCTTCGCGGAGCATAGCGGATTCATGATTGGCTGCTCTAGCAAATGGATAGGAGAACGTCCGGTTGAATATTCCCCAAGGATCATTCCGATCCCAGCGATTGAACATGGTTTCCTTAGCAGTTAGACCATAGACAACGAGCCGAGGAAACCAAGCGAATGGGCCTGGATCGGCTTTGGATGGGGTTGTACCAAAGGTAGAGAGTTTGTCTCGCATCTCTTGCTTGATCGTCACCAGATCCCTCGCCTCACCTTCAACATATATCTTCTTCTCATCTCGACCAGCCTTGATTAGCATGTCAACCGCGGATTTGAAATCCTGGAACTGGGAATTGGTTAGGGTGTCTAGCTTTTGTCTAAACCCAGCGTCTTGGATGAAATCTGCGATTGGCAAATCTCTCTGTCCATTCCATTCCGCAGTCTTTTCACGTACAAACGCGGCAAGCGTCGACGACGTCTGGCGGCCGATATTCTCTTGCAGATCTGTAAGACCTTGTTTAGTACGATCGAGAGGATAACCCACCCGGTTAAGCAGATCATGAACCCAATTAGTGAAAGTGGTTGCGACACTGGCTACCTCTCGTTTGCGGAAGGTCTTGGCGGTGCGGTCAAGGGCTTTGCGGGAGCGCTCATACTCAAGTGCAAGCTTTGCACCTTCAACAGCATATTGACGGTGCTGCATTAGCCTATAAGCTTTGTCCCACTTGCCCTGAGCCCCGGCCTCTTCAACCTTCTTGCCGAGTTGAAGAGCGTTTTGAAAGAGCCTGCTGGAGCTTAGCTGACCTACCGGAACATTGCTGATCTTCTCACGAGCTATGGCTTTGACATTCTCCCGCGTGAGTGGGGTGGTATCGATCCCGGCTTTGAGCGCAAAGGCGAGGGTGTCTTGGTGAACCAGCTTGAGCTGGGTTTCACTCAACGCTTGGTCTTTGGCCTCCTCAAGGATATGTGCTTCCCGGTCCCCGAATTCTTGGTTCAGGCGGCGATCGGTTTCAACGTCGATGACTCGATTAAGGTAGTCTCGTGAAGACATCCCAGATCGGCGGCGATCTTCGGTCATCATACCCAGGCGTTCGACCATGGCATCGCCGGAGGTATAGCCGAAGTGCGGAGCAAGTTCGTCTGGGTTTATGCCATCCTTTTTCTGAATATAGTCCTTGGGCAGCCGGGCTTTTTGTTCCTCGGAGAGATAGTCTGGATGGAACTTGACACCATATTTTGTCATGAACTGATCAGTGGCGATATCGGGACGGCCAGTGAGTTGTTCTCGGACCTCATCACGAAGGACAGTTCGGCGGTCTTTCCAGTCTTTGTTAGACCGGCGTCGTTGGCGAAGCTCTGCCCGACGTGAGCTGGCTTCGAAGTCCTCTTTGTTACGCTGTCGAATTAGCTTCTCCGTCAGATCCATGTGGGATTGGGTGATGCCAAGGGTTTTGCCGCGGTCGTAGAGACCAAAGGGTTCGCCTTCCTTAGTCTGTGCTAAGGGTTCGTGACCACCATCCAACCGAGCTTGGGCCAAAGCTGGCGCTTCGCCTTCCTCAGACTCCAACTCCCTGCGCCCAACCCGACCAGTGTCGATCTCTTTAAAGATGTCTTCCCAGCTCAAGTCCTTGCCCAAGACTTCGTTGATTCTCCTCCGCACCCCTTCCATGAAGTCCTTGATCTTCTGGAAAACCGTATCGTCTTTGAGAACCTCTTCACCTCGGCGCCAGGACTGATAAGCCTCAGCAATGGCTTCCTCGTGTTGAACGTCTTTGGAGAAATTCGAGTAACGATCTTCTATGTCGAATTTCTTCAGCCAACCTTGTTCTGTGGCGGCCTTAGCCAACGTATCCCATTCCGCGTCGGTGAAGAAACCCTCCCGAGCGAGATAGTGGATTGCTTCATGCCGAGCTGTGCTAACTGGTCCGGTGCTTTCCAGCGAGACGAATATCTTCGCGGTGCGTGGTTGGAACATCCCGCGCACCGCTCCACCTGCGCGTGGGAAATCGATGCCGTGGGCTACGTCCACTTCGGCCGAAGGAACAATCCGGCTTAGCTCCGCTGTGACTGCATCGCGGACTGCGGACTCGGCAGGAGTGAAGTCTTTGCGCAGGACATTGATGTTTTCTTCAGCGGAGACGTTTTGCCAATAGGCACCCAGGAGATCGCGGAAGTTTTGTGGATCTTCACCGAGTTGGAGTTTGACCGTGGGGATGGACTTCTTCGGGTCCATGATTACCTGTCCACCAGCAGCATCCCGTGCGCCAGTTACTCGATGACCAGAGATGGTCTCCGCGTTAGGGAACATGGTTTTGAGCTGGGATTTGATATCGCGGATTAGGGCAGGCCCGAGGAAGTTGGGTTGATAGAATCCTCGTTGTTGAGGACCAGCATTAATCATTTCAATATAGAGTTGCTTGCCGTCTTTAACTTCACTAAGATTGATCTTCCCAATGAGCTTACCTGTTTCATCGTGCATATCAATGTCATGGAATAGATTGAATTTAGTTCCCTTTGCCCATTCAGGAGTGTCTGGGTCTACAGGCTGTGGTTTAAGTTTCAATTGGATCTTGCGATCTCCAGCCATAGCGAGGGGTTCGAGGCCTGCACTGGCGCGGATCATGGAGACCGGATCGGCGATCGCAATTCTGGGTTCGAGTGGGCCAGGGCCAAATGTGCCTGTGGTCTGTGAAGCTGGAAGATCGGTTACTTTCTTTTGAATCCCAAGCTTGTCCATAATTGCTTCAGACTTAGCATCCAAGGCTTGAAGCTTTGCGGTTAGGGCTGCCTTCTCCTCTGGAGTTTTAGCTTCTTCCCGTTGATCATACAGCATACCTTTCTCATCACGTAGCTTCTCACGTTCTGCTATCAAGGCTTCACGGTCAATGGGCTCAGGCGATGGTTGTGTCGCTGGCTGTGTTTCTCGCTTTGGTAAGTCCTGACCAATCTTCATCTCATCGAGGGTAGGGACGCCATCCCGAATGGAGATGTGATCGTGGAGTGCTTTGTGGACATCTGGTTCGGTTTTGGCAAGGTAGTCGCGGAGTGGAACTGCGATATCCGCGCCAGCAGCTTCGGCAGCGGGGAGAGATTCAGTGATGCCTGGGACCCAGCCAAGTATGCCATCGTCTGGGGTGGGCTGTTTGTCTCCGTATAGTTCACGGATCGCTTCCGCGTTGATCCGGATTGTGCGATCGGCGAGTGGACCGCGGAGGAAGTTGTCGGCGAAGAGGTCTGGACTGCGTTCGCGGGTTGCGGATTTGGAAGCTTCGGACATTGCACCATCGAGGGCTTTGATATCTTCCCGCGCTTGGATTTCCTTGGCTTTGTCGATCAGTGGATGGAGGCCTAGGGGAGGTTCCTGGCCGATTTGTGTCCAAGGATCGGCGAGTTGGAGACCGCTAGCGACGGAGCGGATGTGCTCCAAAGCCTTGGTGTTTTGTTCAATGCGCTTGAGCGGTCCACCTTCTGCATGAACACCGATATCCCCACGCATCATTGCCCACTCAGCCATCGCGGCGAGTTCGTTGGCCGGGCCTTCGCCAAGGACTTGGGCAACGCCGTCGTGGCCAAGGGAGATCAGGCCTCCGGCTGCACGGGACATGAATTCGACTGGAGTAGCGATGGTCATAGCCAATGCCCCGACCTCCGGATGCGACATGGCGAATTCTACATCACTAGGGCGAGAGAGTATTGAGGACCCAAGTGGAGCATCGCCATACCCGCGCATGAAGGATTCTGACATCGAATCGGATTCTAGCCACTTCTGGAGCCGGGACTTCTGGCCGATGCCTTCGAGAGATTGGGAGACGTTGTCTAATTGGCCAAGATCGTCGTGGGAGACGCGGGCTGCGAGTGGATGAGAGTTGATGTAATCGACGATGTGTTCGTTGTCACCTATGATTTGCGAACCCAGAGTTGCTTTGTGCGTGCGCTCAAACCCATCGACATCGCCGTAGATGGTTGTGGATGGGACACCAGTTGCGTCGGAAAGGTCGATCGCACGCGCGGCTTGCTCGGGGTCGTCGTCGAGTGCAGCGGCGTTGGCGCGC